TTATCAAGATGTCATAATTTTAGTCCTTTTCTAACATCTTTGATTAATTTTTACTACTGTAGAAAAAAGATACCCTCTAACGAGGGTTCTTTTTTTTGCCTTAACAACCAAACATATATTCGTAGTTATAATTAACTACCTATTAATACCTAATACATTAAACAACGAAAGAGGTGAGATCCATTGCTATAACGCAAGACTCCCGTGGAAGAATCGTTGTAGATGGGTACACACTCACTCCTAAACAAGCCAGGTTTTGTGAAGAATATGTTTCTAACGGGAATGTTATTAATGAAGCCGTTATTAAAGCTGGTTATTCAAAATCAAGTCCATCGGTCGTTAATAACATGGGCCTAGAAAACCTTAATAAACCTGCGTGCAAGGCCTATATAGCCGAATTACAACAACGATTTAGACAAACTACTGATCAACGAGTAGCAACCATAGAAGAACGACGTAACTTACTTACTCAATGGATATATAGCGACGACGTAAGATATAACGACAAACTTAAAGCTCTCGATATCTTAAATAAGATGGATGCTGCATATGAACAACGTATCAAAATGGATACGACAATTAATAATCCGGTCCAATCCTTAACGACAGAAGAGCTACGAAAGCTAATTGATAATAAGCCAGATTAACTTTCCCTATGTATTTTTGAATTTATACGAACACATACGAACACTAGAAGGAGGTGATACGAATTTCCACTACAAGCCAATTGAGAATGACGCCCGAGCTTAAACGACATATCCAATACCAGGCGAAGCTAGAGCTCGCCCGAAGAGATTTCTTCGACTATTGCGAATTAATGGCTCCAGACTTTTATAAACGATCGCGCCAATATCTCATTTATTTAACTTCCGTACTTCAGAATTTCGTAACACACTCCAATAAGAAAGTATTAGTAGTATCTATGCCACCACGATCTGGTAAATCTAGAACAGCTACTAAATTCGTAGAATGGTATCTCGGTAAAGACCCTACACAGAAGATAATGACAGGGTCCTATAACGAAACACTATCGACTCAATTCGCTAAGTCCGTCAGAAATGCAATACAAACCAATAAAGCTGATCCATACGTTCCAGTTTATTCCGATGTATTCCCCGACGTAAAGATTAAACAAGGTGATGCGGCTATGAATATGTGGTCCCTCGAAGGACAATATTCGTCTTATCTTGCTACATCTCCTTCGGGTACTGCTACCGGTTTCGGGTGTTCTTTAATGATTATCGACGACGTTATTAAGAATGCCCTAGAGGCAAATAACCAATTAACGAAACAAGCTCACTTTGAATGGTTCACGAATACGATGCTGTCCCGTTTAGAAGAGGGCGGTAAGATCATTATCATTATGACACGCTGGGCGTCTGACGATTTAGCTGGACGTATTATTAATCACTTTAAAGACGATGCCGAAGTCGTATCGCTTAAAGCACTTCAAGATGACGGAACGATGTTATGTGACGAAGTACTATCCCGTGAGTCATACGAAGAGAAGAAACGATTAATATCGCCCGATATATTTTATGCGAACTATCAACAAGAACCGATCGACCTTAAAGGACAGTTATATTCGTCCCTTAAGACATACGACGTTCTCCCTCAATTCGAGAAGATACAATCTTACACAGATACAGCCGATACGGGTACCGATTATCTATGTTCGATTATATACGGCATCCGACAAAAAGAAGCGTATATCCTCGACGTCATATATACGAACGAACCGATGGAGATAACGGAGCCCTTAGTTGCAAAACATTTGTTCGATTATAAAGTTAACGAAGCGTATATCGAATCGAACAACGGCGGCCGAGGATTCTCACGTCAAATATCTCATTATTTAACAGATATACATAATACTAATTACACAACAATCATACCGTTTCATCAATCAAAGAATAAACAATCACGAATACTATCTAATGCAACATGGGTAATGGAACATATATACTTCCCGATAAACTGGCACAATAAATTCCCAGATTTCTATAAAGCTATTACATCTTATCAACGTGAAGGTAAAAACCTACACGACGATGCTCCCGATGCTCTTACCGGCGTCGCCGAAAAGATTAATACACAAGCTCCTATATTCTCATTCGATTAATTAAAGGATATCCAATGAATACTACCGAACAATGGATCGACATCATACGTCGCAATACAGGTATTTCGGAACAACAATTCGTACAAGCCGAATACGAGAAATTCCTGTACTCTAAAAAACGACGGAAGATGCTCCTTTCACGACAATATTATTTAGGCAATCAACAAGAACCTAAGCATCTTGTATATACAGCGAAAGATACGATGCAAGATGCGTCCGGTATTATACCTAATAATAAAATCATTAATAACTTATTCGACGACTTAGTCGATCAAAAGACAAACTATCTATTATCACAACAGATCGATACACAAACTGACGACGATATCGACGTAACCGAGTACTTTAATCCAAGCTTCCAGAATCTATTAAAGGAATTAGGTAAGGACGTATATCAATGCTCGATCGGTTATCTACATCCGTATATCGACGAACAAGGTAACTTATCCTTTAAACGTTTTAAACCAGAAAACGTTATTCCGTTCTGGCATGACGAGGCACATAAACAACTCGATGCCTTTATTCATTTCTACGACGTCGAGATCTATCAAAGTCCTTCTATCACGACGACCGAAACACACGTCGAATATTATCTACCCGAAGGCGTACATTATTATATTTACTCTAACGGTCAATTAGCTCCCGATACGTCCAAGTTAAATACGGCGTATATCCATAAGAACGATATTTCTTATAACTGGACGTCCGTACCGTTAATCTGGTTTAAGCCTAACTCAGACGAAACGTTCTTACTCGATCGTATTAAGACTCTACAAGACGCTCTTAATCAAATGATATCTAACTTCGCTAACGTGATGTCTCAAGACGTACATAATACGATTTTAGTCCTCAAAGGATACGACGGCACTAATCTCGAAGAATTCCGACATAACTTAGCCAAACACGGCGTCATTAAAATCTCTTCGACTCCGGAAGTACAAGGTGACGTCGAAGCACTTAACGTTAACGTCGATGCGACTAACTATACGACGATTATTAAAGAACTCGAACGTGCGATTATTACGAATGGCCGAGGCTTCGATGCTAAAGACGACCGTATGGCGAATAATCCGAACCAGATGAATATTAATTCGATGTACTCAGATATCGACCTCGACGCTAACGATCTCGAAGCGGAATTCCAAGCGTCGCTACATCATTTAGTGGACTTTATTAATGCCTATCGCTCCCTTAACAGTCTTCCGATTATTTATTCTATTAACTTTATCTTTAATAGAGACTTACCTGTTAACCAACAAGACACGATTAATGCTATTAAAGATTCTGTCGGTATCCTATCTGAAAGAACTCTCGTAGCTAATCATCCGTTTACGGTAAACGTCGACGAAGAACTCGAACAAATTAAAAAAGAACGACAAGAAACCTTAAACCAAGATTATACATACGAAGGTAACTAATCATGTACTGGGAAGATCGTTTTCTAAGCGATAAAGAACAAAGTATCCTCGATGCACAAGAGCAGTTTAATGAACTGTCGTCTATAACTGAATATGCTCTCGAGAAACAACTATCACAAATACAGTCGTTCTATCAGAAATATGCTAATACTAACGGCATAAGCTTACAAGAAGCCAAAAAACAATTAACGGCACGAGAACTTAAGGCGTTTAAATTAACACTTAAACAGTATATAAAGCTAGCACAACAGAAGAACTTATCCCCTAAGCAGATCAAGCTCCTCGAGAACTCATCATTAAGATCACGTCTCTCACGCATCGAAGCGTTATGGATACAGACACAGCAATTCGCTGAAGAGATGGCCGCCGACACTAATACTCATTTAACAGATTTTCTTCTTAAGCAATACCAATCTAGTTATTATAAAGCAGCCTATACTACACAATCTATCATGGGTAACTATCAAACATTCAGACAAGTACCTAAGAAACAGATATTAGCCACATTACAGCAACCCTGGAACGAACAAAACTTCTCCGATCGTATATGGCAACAAAGAGACGTCCTTATTAACAAGCTACGTCAAGAGATAACACGTTCCTTCATAGCACAAGAATCATCAGAGCGTACGACAGAACGCATATCACATACATTTAATACACAAATCTCTAACGTACGACGTCTAGTCGAAACCGAAACGGCTTACGTTCAAGAATTAGCTCTACACGATTCCTTTAAAGAGTTAAACGTAAAAGAATACCAGATTTTAGCGACGCTCGATAAGCATACGTCTTCGATATGTCGGCACCTCGATAAACATATCGTACCGTTATCCGACTACAAACCAGGTATCACGGCACCGCCATTTCATCCGTATTGTCGTTCGACAATGATACCGAACGTACCGCTCAACTCACGAGCATCCAGACCAGATCAGAAGACAAAGTACATACCCGATATGACTTACGAAGAGTGGAAGTCCGATTACTTAACCTAATCGGCGCCACTCTTATTATATTGTCTTTTTAAATTTTGTAGACGATAAAGAACAAAATTAACTAATTAATTCAATGTGAGATGTGACTCACGATAATAAAACGAAATGTATTAATTTAAGGAGTTTCCCTCAATGACTAAAGAACAACTATTAGCACTCAACCTTTCCGAAGAACAATGCGCAACGATTATAGAAGATTATGGTAAAAACTACGTATCTAAAGCTCAATTTAACGAGAAGAACGATGCGTACAAGAGCGCTAAGAAAGAAATTGAAAACCTAACTAACGATATTAACACGTTATCTAAAGCTAACGAAGCGAACGAAGCATTACAATCTCAAATCAAAGAACTTCAAGACGCCGCAGCTAAGAGAGAAGCCGATTACGTCGAAAATATTAAGAACATGAAAATCGACACAGCCATCGCTAAAGAAGTACTGCAAGCCGGCGCTATGAATCAATCCATCTTAACAGGCTTATTAGACCGCTCTAAGATTACGTTCGATAACGATATGGTTAACGGTATTCAAGAACAAATTCAATCTTTAAAAGAATCTGATCCGTATTTATTTAAACAAGATTCTATTAAAGGAGTTACGCCAGGGGAAGCTACACCTAAAACCGATAACGGTTTAACTAAAGAACAATTCAAAAAATTATCTTATCTCGATCGCGTTAAGTTACAAGAATCCGATCCCGATTTGTACGAAGAATTATCTCACTAATTAATTACAAGGAGACCATCTAACAATGGCAAACGAAACGAAACTCGCAAATATTATTAACCCTCAAGTTATGCAAGATATGGTATCTGCTGGCTTGCCTAAAGCATTGAAATTTACACAATTCGCAGCTGTTAACGAAGAACTTAAAGGCGTTCCTGGCGACACTGTAACTATCCCGGCATGGGCTTATATCGGTGCAGCTGAAGACGTAGCAGAAGGCGCTGAAGTAACGACTGCTACTATGTCCGCTTCTACTAAAACTGTTCAAATTAAGACAGCTGGTAAAGCTATCACTTTGACAGATAAAGCAGTTAACTCTGGTCTAGGCGATCCTGTCGGCCAAGCTACTTATCAATTATCCTTGTCTATGGCAGATAAAATCGATAATGACGTATTAGTAGCTTTGGGTACTACTACTTTGGCAGCTACTTCCACAAAAGTTATTTCTTATGAAGGTGTTGTAGCAGCTGTCGATAAATTGAACGAAGAAGGCAACACAGACAAAGTATTGTTCGTAGCTCCTAGCCAAGTAACAACTCTACGTTTGGACCCTAACTTCATCGATCGCAATAAATATAATGCCGACGTTATGATGAACGGCGAAATCGGTATGATCGCTGGCTGTCGTGTCGTTGCTTCTCGTCGTATCGATGACTCTAAAGCGACTATCGATAACTTCATCGTATGTTTGACTCCAGAAGTCGAAGACGGTACTCCAGCTCTTCCAGCTGTTACTATCTATACTAAAGCAGAAGCTAACCTCGAAACTGAACGTCATGCTAAAGCATTGTCTACTGATATCGTAGTATCTGCACACTATGCCGTAGGTTTGACTAACGAATCTAAAGTCGTAAAAGCAACTTTCAAAAAATAATATAGGTTAATATCATGGATCAAATAAAAGAACTAATACGATTCTCGACACATTTTAATGTGACTCCAGAATACGACAATGTTCTTCAGTATATCTATGATGCGGAACGGCAATATCTTCTTAATATCCTCAACCTAGAAGATTTGCCTTCCGAACTCTCTGGACTACTCGATAAAAGAGTAGCCGCAAGGTTTATCGATCACCATAAGGATTTGATTCTTAAAGAAGCTGACTTACAACCTATTAAGCGGTTAAAAGAAGGCGATACTGAAATAGAATTCGCCGGCGATAATACCTTATCATATCTATCTTCTCTTATTAGTAAATGGACTTCATTGGAAGGTACAGACATAACATGTTATCGAACATTAAAATGGTAGCTCGTCAACATTTCGAGCGTCTTTATCAAGATACATGTATTCTTACTGAACAACGAAAGGCTATTCAAGATCCTCTCACTGGCATAATTAAGAACGGCGAACTCGAAGCAATCAGTTACCCTTGTCGAGTTTCATTTAAAACTCTTCAAACTAACGATATCGTTAATAAGCTACCATCATCTTCGCAGACCGTAGTCTTATTTATTTCGCCCGACGTCGAAATTAAGCCAGGTACCGATATCGAAGTGATACGTAATAACCGACATTTTGCTTATACAGCTTCCTCACAAGTAGCGTTATACGATACTCATCAAGAGATTCAGTTGACGCTTAAGAGTAAACATAATGGCTAACGTAACAGTCGATCTTTCCGGTTTTGAAGAACTATTAAGAAGAACACAAGAGCTTCAAGATAACGTCTCGTCCCTTAATAAAACGATTACCGACGACTTAGCACAACATTATTTAGCCGAAGCGATAGCTAATACGCCAGTCGGTGAAACTAAGATTTCGCCAGACGGCAAATATCGCTCCGTATCGGAACACATGAGACGATCGTGGGAAGCCGAACGTATTAACGATACTACCGTTAAGGTACAGAATACGGCTTCCTATGCATCGTATGTTAACGACGGCCACAGACAACGACCCGGGCGTTTTATACCGGTCCTCGGTAAGCGTCTTACTAAGTCGTTCGTTAAAGGTCTACACATGCAAGAGAAGGCAGAAGCGGCTACACGAAAAGCTTCAGATAAGATTATGAAGAACGCGCTCGACGACTACTTATCAACGTGGAGCAAATAATGAATTACATTAACGAAATCATCGACGGCATAGCTAAATCATTATTTAACAGTTTTAAATACCCTATATACATAGACGAGATTAAATCAGATGCACAATTCCCTTGTTTCGTTATCGAGACACTTAATACAGAACAGAAGCATTTACTAGATATTCGTTATGAACGCAGAAATGACTTCGATATTATGTTCTTTATTTCTGACGACGATTATATCGAAGCACAACAGGAACAAATTAATCCGATAACCGAAGACTTATATTTCGACCTCGAATACATAACACTCTCTGATGGTTCACTCCTTAACGGCATCGATATGAGTCATCGTGTTACCGACGGCATCTTACATTTTAAGGTCTCTTATGAGTATCACATATTAAAAACTATTAAAAGAGATCCTATGCTTACATTAAATCAAAATCAAGAGGTAACAGATAATGCCAAGAACAAAGAAAACTGACGAAGTAGTAGATACTAATGCGGTAAGTGAAACTAACGAAACAACTACTGCTCCAGCTGCTACTTTTACACCAGAAGTGATTATCGCTTCTGATCGCTTTAAACAATACGCTGACTTAATTGCAGCTGTAATCGAAGATCGTGAGTACAGCATCGAGGAAGTTGAAGCATTACTACAAGATACTCTTAATAAACCCGTCATTGAAGTTTTCAATGATTAATTTTTTGAATAAAAGGAGAACTACTCTATGGCATTAGGTGGCGGCTACTGGCTATTTCAAAATAAAACATTGCCAGGTGCTTATATCAATTTCGTTTCCAAATTGAAACCATTCGCAGAAATCGTAGATCGCGGTTATGCTACAATGGCTCTTTCCTTAGATTGGGGCGAAACAGGCAAAATCGTGCGTGTCGAACAAGAAGAATTCCAAAAGGATTCCTTAAAAATCTTCGGTTACGATTATGCACACGAAAAAATGAAAGGTCTTCGCGATCTTTTTATCAATACTAAAACTCTATATCTATATCGCTTAAACTCTGACGCAGTTAAAGCACAATCTACCGTAGCAACTGCTACATGTGGCGGTGTACGTGGTAACGATATCGCAGTCGCAGTTACTGCCGATATCAACGATCCTTCCAAATTTGCAGTAACTACATACTTGAAAACAGACGATGTCGTTAAAAAAGTCGATGAACAAACTGGTCTTTCTACACCGAAAGAATTGGTAAACAATGCATTCGTTACTTTCAACGAAATCTCTGCATTTACAGCTCAAGCAGCTACTTACCTTACTGGTGGTACTAACGGTACAGCTGTACAAGCTTCCGACTATCAAAAATACATCGAATTGATCGAACCATTCTACTTCAACTGCTTAGGTTATGTAGGTACAGATACTACAATTCAAAACTTGTTTATCGCATTCGCTAAACGTACTCGTGAAACTACTGGTCAAAAATTCCAAGTAGTGCTTTACAACAATACTCGCGCTAACTACGAAGGCGTTATTTCCTTAGCTAATAAAGTTAATGATCACGCAGCCGAACCTGGTGCTGGTGTCTACTGGTTAACTGGCGCAGAAGCATCTTGCCCTATTAATAAATCTTTGACTAATAAAATTTATGACGGCGAATATAACTTCAACGTGCAATATAAACAATACGAATTAGAACAATTCATTAAAGGCGGCCAAATCGTATTCCATAACGTAGCCGATTCTGCTTCCGGTAACGTTAAAGGTAACACTCGTTTGTTATCTGATGTAAATACTTTCACTGAATTCTCTAAAGATCGCACTAAAGACTTCGCTCTTAACCAAGTTATTCGCGTTTTGGATAACTCCGCATATGATGTAGCTCGATTATTTAACAACTATTATCTAGGCAAAACACCTAACGATAAAGACGGTCGTATTGCTTTATGGAACGATATCGTTAAATTATTTGAAGACTATGCTAAAGTACGTGCGATCAAAGAATTCGAATCTAAAGACGTTCAAATCCCGACAGAGGGCGATGAAAAAGGTTCTGTAGTCGTTAATTACGAAATCAACCCTACAGTCGCTATGGATAAATTGTACGCTACTTGCTACGTTAAATAAAGGAGTTAAATAATGGCAGATAAAGCTCAAACTATGTTAGCAAAAGACGTTATTCGTGCAGTCGAAGCCCGTGCTTACATGACTATCAACGGTAAACGTCGTTTGTTGCTTAACGCTAAAAAAGTCACTATTAAAGTTGATAAAACTAAAGAAGAAGTGGCTATTTTAGGCCGTATTAATAAAGGCAATAAATCTACTGGTGCTAAAGGTACTGGTAGCATGACAGTATACGATAATACACCAATCTTTACTGAATTGATGCTCGATTTCATGAATCACGGTAAAGACGTATACTTCGATCTTCAAGTGACTAACGAAGATTCTGATTCCGCAGCTGGTTCTCGGACAGTCGTTATTAAAGGTGTTAACATCGATAACTTCGACCTTACATTAGCCGATGCTGACGGCAAATATTTGGAACAAGACGTAGACTTTACATTCGAAGGTCTCGAAATTCCAGAAAACTTCAAAGAATTAGACGGTATGCAAGCCTAATTCCGCGTAAATCTTAGATAAGGGGCCTTATGGCTCCTTATTATTCTATACAAGGAGATTAACCCTCTATGGCAGATATCAAAAATATGTCCTTAAACGGATTCTTTAAATCTAACGCTAAATCCTTACCCGACGTAAAGGTAGTCGTTTCTGAACGTTTTACCGATCAAGACGGTAATCCGATCGAATGGGTATTGCATCCTATTAGCACTAAACTAGTCGAAGAAATTACGAAACGTAATACTAAAACTACTATTAAAAACGGCAAGAAAGAATCTACTGTTAACGAAGAAAATCTTAATGCAGAACTCCTCGAAGCTGTCGTATTGTATCCATCTCTTAACGATGCCGAACTACAAGATTCCTATGGTGTATCCTCCGCTAACGAATTGTTAGGTGCTATGTTGTACCCTGGCGAAACACAAGTATTAACAGCTGCATTGCAAGAAGTAATGGCTGGTAGTAAAGCTAACGATATCGACGAATTAAAAAACTAATAGAGGAGAATCCCGAGGCATATCTCTACCATAGGGCCCTCCAAGATTTACATATACGTCCGCTCGAATTAAACTCAATGGATGAACAAGAACGCAACTTTATTTTTGCTTCCCTTGCCATGAGAGAGAAAGAGCGGGCCCACATTTCTAAAGAATTAAAACGAAATAAATCAGGAGTAGAATATGTCTACACTATCTAACACGATAAAGTTAAATAACGGTGTTTCTCCTGTCTTAAAAGATATAACTCAAACGGCTGGTTCTGCTTCGTCTAGTATGTCGAATTTTGCTCAACAAGTAACACATACTGGTAATGCCGCCAATAATGCACATAGCTCTTTATCTAACCTTAAAGCTATTTTCTTAGGTTCTCTAGGAGCTAATATAGCAGCTGCCGCTATTCAAAAAGTCGGTGATGCTATCGGCCATGTATTCGATATGGCACAAGAGTTTTCATCGATACAAGCCAGACTCGGTTTAATAGTCGGTGAACAAGGGAATGTAGCAGCGTTAAATAAAGAGATTTATGAATCGGCCCGAAGATCTCGTACTGAATATGCTTCTATGGCTGAAACAGTAGCTACATTATCGCAATCGGCTCATGATGCTTTCCCAGACCCTAAAGAAGCTGTCGATTTTGCTGAAAAAATTAATAAAGTAATGGCTATCGGTGGTACGACTGGCGAAAACAAAAAGAATGCTATGATCCAGTTGACACAAGGTTTAGCTTCTGGTCAATTACAAGGCGATGAATTTAGAAGTATAGCCGAAAATGCTCCGATGATTGAAAACATCATAGCTAAAACTATGGGTGTTTCTCGTGGTGAATTAAAGAAACTAGCGTCCGAAGGTAAAGTTACAGCCGAAGTTATTAAGAAGGCTATGACCGATAATGCCGATGAAATTGAAGCAGCATATCGTAAATTGCCACATACATTCGCTGACTGGGCTACCGATATTAAGTCGGTCGCAGAATATGCATTTGCTCCGTTATTCGATGCTGTTAATGACTTAGCTAATTCACCAGAATTTAGACAATTTGTCGATAGCATAGAAAATAATATTCAGTATATAGCGCCTATCATTAAAAATGTATTCAATGAAATATCGTATGCATTTAAGCAAGTATTAACAGTCGGTCAACAAGTATTTGGCTGGCTACAAGAAAATGCATGGTTCGTACACGGTGCTTTATTTGCATTAGCTACCGTAGCTCTTGTATATGCTGCTAACTGGTTAGTGGCTACAGCTTCTACTGTTGCGGCTAGTATCGCACAATGGGAATTAAATACTGCTATGTTAGCATGTCCAGCAACATGGGTAGCACTCGCTATTATGGGTATTATCGGTGCTTTATATCTCGTTATCGATATGTATAACGAATGGGCTGGTACTACGTATACAGTAGTCGGTGTTATCGCCGGTGTATTCGGTGCATTATGGGCTGTTTTATTTAACCAAATAGCTTATATCTGGAACGTATTTATTATCTTCGCTAACTTCATATCCGATGTATTTAATAATCCGGCTAAGGCTATACAAAATTTATTTAAACGCTTATGGAATAACTTAGTCGAATTTGCTGTACAAGGCATTAATGCGATGCTCGACGTTATGAAACAAGTACCGTTCCTTAAAAATTTATTAGACGGTGTCGGTAATGTCGTAGCCTCCAGATTCCAAGTACAAGTCGATGCTGGTGCATTCGACGACTATAAATTAGATTCTAAGAATATATTAGGTACAGCTAGTGACTGGCAGAATGCTGGCGATGGTTTGGTCGGTAAAATTAGCAACATCTTTAATCCGAGTCAACCGAATATCAGCGACGATTCTAATAGCGATCAAAGCGCTAAACGAGATGCCGTATCCGATGCTGCTAAAGACACAGCTAAAAATACGAAGAAGACTGCTAAGAATACCGAGAAAACTGCTAAAGCATTACAGTTAACGGCCGACGAAATTAACACGTTAAATAAAGGCATTATGAACGATGCTATTAAGTCCTGGTCTCAACGTACTATCCACTTAAACGTAACGAATAATAATAACATCGATTCTAGCGTCGACTATAAAGACTTTAGCACTAACTTCGCTAACGGCTTAGTCGATGCATTCCAACGTAACACTGGGGAGGCTTTAACATAATGTATTATTTCTACTTAGACAACCTCCAAATACCGATCCCGCCTAAATCGCTCGATATTTCTTATAGTAACAAGAATGAAACAGTCGACCTATTACAGACCGGTGAAGTAACGATACCGAAGCCTATGGGTTTGACCGAATATTCCTTCGAGATCCTTTTACCGAATAGTAAATATCCGTTTAATCAGTCTATCCTCGAAAAGAGTAAAAAAGCTGAATACTATGCTAATAAAATACACGGCATGAAATTAGCCGGTAATCCGGTTAAATTTACCGTAGTCCGCATGAAACCGACAGGCGAAATGCTGAGTATGGTAACGGAACGAGTTACGATCGAGGACCTCGAAACTAAAGAAGATCACGATTATGGCTTCGATGTATACATGAGTATTAAGCTCCGTCAATGGAGAGACTACGGTACTAAAAAGCTCGTGATCGAAGAAAATAAAGACGGCACAGCTAACGCTTCCGTTAAGACAGAACGTCCGACCGATAAAGTACCCGCTAAGGAAGTTAAATCTCCTAACGGGTTTAATAAAGCAACTCTACAAAGAGTGGTTAAACAACAATTCGGCAACACTAATAATTTATTTAAAATTGCCGCGTTAAATAAAATTGGAGTACCTTGTTATTTAGGTGCTACTCAAGCTCTTAGTATGTATAACGAAGGGAAGGGGAATGACGCATGGACGAATTTAATTCTCAAAAAATAACACATGCTCCCTTACGTGTCAACTACGAGTTACTCGTTATGCACGACCGAAAGGATATGTACATACTAGATCCGCAAGACGGGGTTACGCTAGACCGTAGCCCTGACCTTGCTCCGGCTAAATTATCCTTTAAAGTATTTAAAGATAAAGTACTGAATATCGAAGAAGGCGACCTTATTAACCTTAAAGTTAATGGTGAGCTCGTATTTGTCGGTTATATCTTTGAGAAGAAACGCTCTAAAGATAACTTCATCGAAGTAACGGCATACGATCAATGTCGTTATTTAAAATCGGAAGGCTATTACGTATTTAAGGGCGAGAAAACGGCTTCTGAATTAATTAAAGCACTAGCCGAAGACTTAGCTATTAAGGTTGGCGATATTAGCCCGACCGTATATAAGATTAAATACATCTATGACGGTAAAACGTATCAAGATATTATTCTCGATATGTTAAAACAGACTAATATTTACTCTCCTAAAATACCGGTTATGAAGCCTTTAAAGAAATCGACCGATAGTAACTTTACGGCTCCGAACGGTACGTATTACGAGCAGAACGATATCAAGTATTTAACCGATCACGGCTATAAGCAAGAAGATGCGCTAGCGGAACTTGCTAAATCGCCTAAATATAAAGTTAAGACATGGGATGCGACTCAAAATGCTAAGATGGCTCCTCCTAAACGAGATTTAGATTCCGATAAGCTGGCTCCTAACGGTACGTATTATGAGAAAAACGATATTAAATATCTTACAGATCATGGATATACCGAAGAGGCGGCTATAGCTGAATTATCTAAATCCGATAAGTATAAGGCTAAAGAATCCGAAATGAAGGAACGTAAGCCTGTGTACTTAGCATATGACGACAAAGGTCTTTTGGTCGTTAAAGAACTTAACGATATGGTAACCGATATTTTAATCGATGCTACTCAAGTCGGTGATTACGAATATACTTCATCGATCGAAAATACATTTACCCAAGTCTTAGTAGTGCGTGAAGCTAAAGCTACCGAGAACGGTGAAGAAACTAAGAAATTCTGGCGTACTGGGGCAGCTTATGCGAAGAACGAAACTCAGAAATGGGGCGTTCTTCAGAAGGTGTTTAAGCCCGACGATAAGAAGACTAACGCTATCGAATATGCTAAGAACTTACTCGATACGTTAGCACGAAAAACTCATACACTACGCTTAAAAGACTGTTTAGGTCATACCGAAATACGACCTGGTTCCGGTATCTGGTTAAACTTTAATATCGGTGATCAGATCATTAATGAATTAGTATACGTACAAGCCGTTACTCATAAGTTTAATAATAATAAACATTTAATGGATATGGATATTATTTACTTCGATAAACAACAACCCGAAATCACAGTCGAAGATAGAGGCGACGAAGAAATCAGAAAGAGAATTCAAGCTATGAATAAGAAATCTGGCGGCACTTCTAAAGGTACTGGTAAAGCTGGTAACGCTACGAATGCTGGTGTACAAGCTGGCTTCGATTCTATCACTGGTACTACTTCTGCTTATGGTGATGTAGGCTGTGTCGATAGAGCAACAGCTGGTGGTTCCTACTATAATAGCGATTTAGCCGATGCTTATAATGCCGGTATTAAAGATGTACCTGGACTAAAAACGTTTATGAATGGTCGTGGTTATGCGATCGAATCTTATACTGGTGCTGCTAACCCTGGCGATATCCTTATCTATGATGGCGATGAACATGTCGTTATAGCCGACGGTGCTGGTGGCTGTGTCGGTAATAGTACTAAAGCTGGTTCAGTTATTCATTACTCCGATGTTAACTATGCTTACCATAATGGTACAGCTCCTACTCATATTATTAGAACAGGTGTTAAATAATGGATAATGATTTTAATAAGATATTAAGCGTCATTAAGTCGGCGGCCGTTACAGCTGTCGAGAACACGAAACCGGCTACGATGTTAATCGGTGTAGTCGTTTCAGAAGCTCCACTCGAAATAGCACTCGATTCTACCTTAATTATTCCGGAAGACCATATCATGCTTACTAAAAACACATGTGAATGGACGATGGAAATGAGTGTCGACCATATAACCGAAAATAGAAGTGGTGGCGGTGGTTATGCAGAATTTGCTAGCCATAATCATGAGTACAAAGGTCGTAAGAAGTATTTAGTACATAACGGTCTTAAGATCGGCGATAAGGTATGGCTATTCCAAGAAACTGGTGGTCAGCGCTATATAGCGATTGATCGTGTATATAATCCGAATACGGGGTGTACGACTAAATAATGGCACTAACTCCTATGTCTAGTTATAACCAACTTGATAGCAGTTTGGTTACAAAGAAACAGACTTCTAATACCTTCAGAGTCAGATACGAAGACGATTATAAAATCATCGGTATGTGTGACGACTATGAAGCAATGAAACAAGCTATCTTTAAAATTATTAATACGGAACGCTACAAATATTTGATATACGACTGGGATTATGGCATCGAATTAAACGATTTAATCGGTGAAGCTATCCCTTATGTATATGCCGAGATTCAAAGACGTATCACGGAAGCATTATTAGCTGACGATCGAATCGATAAAGTATACGACTTTAATTTCTCGAATAATGGTGGCGACGTATTATGTGTATTCTCGTGCGACACTATTTACGGCACGATTAATGATATATATAAAGAGGTAACAGACTATGTACGAAAATAAAACTTATGAAAATATATTAGCTGATGCCTTATTCCGAACCGATACTAAATACGATAAACGACAAGGATCCATGATATATGACTCATTGGCTCCTTTTTCTTTTGAGTTAGCTGAAGCATATATTATGGCACAAGTTATCTTAAGACAGACATATGCTAAAACAGCTGACCGAGCTTTCTTAGAATTAAGAGCACTTGAATTTAATATTATTCCTCGTGAAGCTACAGCAGCCGAAGTAAAAGGTGTATTCGATCGAGCAGTCGATATCGGTACTCGGTTTAACTTCGAAGATCTTAACTTCCGAGTTACCGACGTAATCGATTTATCTAAAAACGAATTTAAGCTAGTATGTGAAACTTCTGGTGCTAAAGGTAACTATTGTATAGGTCGTATAACACCTATTAATACGATCCCAGGTTTGCAAAATGCCGAGATTAAAGAAGTATTAGTACCCGGCCAAGACGAAGAAGAAACAGAAGCCTTTCGGGAACGCTATATCCGAGCATTAAAATCTAAAGCTTACGGTGGTAACGGCGCTGATTATAAAGAAAAAGTGTTAACGGTTAACGGTACTGGTGGTTCTAAAATATATCGATGCTGGAACGGTGGCGGTACGGTTAAGGTCGTTATCATCAATAACGAATTTAATAAGCCCTCGCAAGAGCTCGTTAAAGAAGTACAGAATGTCTTCGATCCGACTCCTAATCAAGGTAAAGGCTACGGTTTAGCTCCGATCGGTCATACGGTAACAGTCGAAGCAGCCGAAGAAGTCGTTATTAACTACGAGATCCCGGTCGTAATGGCTGCCGGTCATGAACCTTCCGAGATTCAAACTGAACTTACTAAGAAAATCGAAGAACGTTTGAAAGTACGTCGTAAAGAATGGACGACGCAAGACGAGACTCAATTCCTTACAGTACGAACTTCTATTGTTACTTCCTTAGCTGTAGACCTCGATAAAGTAATCGATGTCGGCGATATTAAGATCAACGGTCAGAAAGTTAAGCGACTCGATTTACGTCCTAATCAAATCCCGAAACTCGGTACTGTTACATTAATCAAAGGTTAATTATTATGGCAATATTTGATAATTATACTCGAATCATCGATTTATCCGAATTTGCTGTACCGGTATCTGGTGAGACTGCTGAAATGCAAGAGATATATCGTGTCGAAAGCATCGAAATGCAAGCTTTATGGAATACGATGGTCGAGATCTTTAGAGAACAGTTTATTATGACGGCAGAATCTCATGGTTTAGAACAATGGGAAACCATATTGGATATTGTACCCGAGGTGGACGATACAATCGACGACCGACGTTTTAATATCTTATTAGCCCTTGCCGGGCAACGTCCTTATACCGAGATTAAGCTACGAGAACTTCTCGACGGTATTTGTGGCCCTGGTAACTATCGTATAGTCGAAGATTATAAGAACTATAATGTTCACTTTAAAGTATCGTTGGGCGTTAAGAAACAACGTGATGCTGTAACTAAGCTATTACGAGATTTAATCCCGATGAATCTTATCTACGATGTGGACTTATTATATAACCGTCATATCGATTTAAGTCGGTATACGCATAAAGAACTCGCTCAATTTACACATTTTGTATTAAACCAGGAGGTCTTACCTAAATAATGGCTACTTATACAANGGGATAAAATCGATAAAGCTATCGGCGATACTAGCGATGCTATTAAGANGAACAAGAAAAATACGATGTGAATCTTCGAAATAATAACTGGGATAAAATCGATAAAGCTATCGGTGATGGTAGTGATGCATTAAAAGCACATAAAAATGCTAACCCTATCGACCATCCAGATGGTAGTGTTACAACTCCTAAATTAAGAGATAAAAACGTTACGACTGAAAAATTAGCCGATAAATCTGTTACGGCTGCTAAATTAGCCGACGATATTAA